TAGGAGTAATAATGACTGAATCCAACACATATAATATTGACGAAGAAGAAGGCAGACCTTTACACGTGGCCATTCGTGAACAAATGAAAAAACAAGGTCAACGCTTTTGGGCTGGTGACAATATCAGCGAATACGTTGATGAAGAACAAAAAGAAGTATTGATTGAAGAAGCTACTGTGGCTTTTGAAAAAGTTCTGGACGCTCTACTGATTGATAGAGAAACAGATCCAAATTCGCGCGGTACTGCGAAGCGTCTTGCTAAAATGTATTTTAATGAGGTGATGAGTGGAAGATATGAACCAGCCCCAGACGCAACAGCGTTCCCAAATGATTCGGCAGACCGTTATGAAGGTATGCTTGTTGTACGCAGTGAATTGCGTAGTATGTGCAGTCATCATCACCAACCTGTGGTTGGTGTGGCTTATATTGGTATTATTGCTGCCAGTAAACTTATTGGTTTATCTAAGTATACCCGAATCGCACAGTGGTGCGCCCGGCGAGGTACTCTCCAGGAGGAACTTTGTAATGATATTGCTAGGGAAATCCAAAAAGCAACAGAAGCTAGAGACTTAGGCGTGTATGTACAGGCTATACACGGTTGCTGTGAGAATCGCGGTATTATGGCACACTCTAGTCTAACACAGACTACAGTATTAAAAGGTGCGTTCAAAGACGACCACGGTACAAAGAAAGAGTTTTTTGATAACATTAAAATGCAACAAGAGTATGCTTCAAAATGATTAAAAAAGTATTTGCAAGAATACTAAGCGAAGTGTTATACTACTTAGGCCATTGGATTAGTTTTCCAATGCACTGGTTTGACTGGGCCTGGCTATATCCTATATACAATCGATTAATGTGCTGGAGTAATAATGTACAAGACTGGGCAGGTAATAAACTGCCCTGGAGGAAAATAGATGACTAATGCGAAACAGTTAACTGATGAACTTATCTATCGTATGAAAACTACAAGCCTAAATAAGTTTGAAATAAAGCGAGAAGTAGGTCCTAACTGGTTGCCTGACGGAACTATTCCGTTTGATATTAGTGCTACTAAAGGTATTGCTATTTTTACAGTATGGGCAGAAAGCATACAAGATGCAGAAGATCAAGTAAGTCAATTTTTAGAAAGAGATAATGATGAGTAAGATTAAAGTAGCAGAACTATTTTACAGTATACAAGGAGAAGGCAGATATATGGGGGTGCCCAGTGTGTTCCTTAGAACTTTTGGCTGTAATTTTCGCTGTGCAGGATTTGGTATGCCTCGTGGAGAACTAAGTACAGAAGCAGAAGATGTATCCGAGGTAGTACACTTATATAACAAATATGAAGAACTTCCTTTGGTTTCTACGGGTTGTGACAGTTATGCTAGTTGGCATCCTAGTTTTAAAGAACTTAGTCCAATGCTCACTTCAGACGCAATCGCCGATAGAATCTCGGAAATTATTCCGTTTGGAGAATGGCAAGACGAACATCTAGTTATTACTGGCGGTGAGCCATTACTAGGTTGGCAACGTGCTTATCCAGACTTGTTGGATCATCCTAAAATGTCTGGTTTGAAAGAAATTACATTTGAAACAAATGGTACTCAAAAGCTAACTCCAGAGTTTAAATCTTATCTGGCAAACTGGATCGACGGTGATGCTAATGGGCATTGCAGAAATAGTACCAGTCTTACTTTTAGTGTAAGTGCTAAACTTCCAGCAAGTGGTGAGAAATGGGAAGAGGCTATTCTTCCAGAAGTTGTTTGCGAATACGAACAAGTAGGAACAGCATATTTGAAATTTGTAGTAGCAACAGAAGAGGATGTTAAAGATGCAGAACAAGCAGTTGACGAATTTAGAACGGCAGGCTTTAAAGGTCACATATATCTTATGCCTGTTGGTGGTGTTGAGTCTGTTTATAATCTCAATGCTAAGTCCGTTGCCATTGCAGCAATGAAGCGTGGTTGGCGCTATAGTGATAGGCTACAGGTGCCATTATTTAAAAACGAATGGGGTACTTAAAATGTTTTTTATGACTTGTTTTACAGTTGGATGGATAGTTTTAGTAGTATTATTGTTACGCTGGACTAAAAATGTCTCCAGTGCTTGCACTGGTAATTGTAGACAGGGCAGAGATTGCAATTGTCAGGAAAAAAAATGATTAAAAATTTATTTAAACGAATGCTAGGTATCGATAAGTTAGAAGAAAACTTACGAATACTTAAAGAATTGGAAACAAAGGCTGTAGCATCAACAGCCAAAGCTCAAAAAGCAGAAGAACAAGCTAAAGCAAGTCCAAAAGAACGTGCTACTGCCCGTGGCGAACCTTATGTAGCTGTATTAGACACGCACGTAAATAAAGATAATATACGCAATGGGTTTTTTGAGCTTGACTGGAACGCCGAGTTTATAGTACAATTAAAACAAGCTGGATACGGTTATGATGGTGATCCAGATGAAGAGATTGTCGATCGTTGGTTTAGAGATTTGGCGGGCAATATGTTAGCCGAAGCTGGTGAAGCTAATCCTGGGCGAACTATCGGTGGTTATATCAATGTAACAAAATTAGGTAACGGCAGAGCCGAAGTAGAATGACATATATTATAGTTGATACTGCTAACACATTCTTTCGTGCTAGACACGTAGTACAAGGGTCAGCCGACATTAAGCTCGGTATGGCATTTCATATTACCTTTAACAGTATCAAGAAAGCGTGGCAAGACTTTGGAGGTGAACACGTAGTATTCTGTCTCGAAGGTCGAAGCTGGCGCAAGGACTTTTACAAGCCTTATAAAGCTAATCGAGCAGAAACTCGTGCGGCTATGACACAGAAAGAACAAGATGAAGATAAATTGTTCTGGGAAGCGTTTGATGAGTTTAAGAATTTCATTACAGAAAAAACTAACTGTACTGTAATGCAACACCCTAATTTAGAAGCAGACGATTTAATTGCAGGGTGGGTGCAAGCACATCCACATAGCAAACACGTTATTATTTCGACAGATGGAGATTTTGCACAATTAATTGGTCCTAATGTTAGCCAATATAATGGTGTAGGCGATTTGCACATTACACACGAAGGAATCTTTGATGCTAAAGGTAAACCTGTTAAAGATAAAAAGACAGGCGAGCCTAAGCCTGCACAAGATCCAGACTGGATGCTGTTCGAAAAATGTATGCGAGGCGACACAAGTGATAATGTCTTTTCAGCTTATCCGGGTGTACGAACAAAAGGGTCAAAGAATAAAGTTGGTCTCCAAGAGGCATTTGCCGATCGTAAGAGTCGCGGATATAATTGGAACAATCTAATGCTGCAACGTTGGGTAGACCATAATGGGGTCGAACATCGTGTATTAGAAGACTATCAGCGTAATGTACAGTTATGTGATTTAACAGCACAACCAGACGATATTAAAGCTAAGATTAAAGAAACAATCGAAGCCAATGCTATTCCAAAAGAAGTTACACAAGTTGGCATTCGTATGCTGAAATTCTGTAACACTTGGGATATGAAGAAAATTGCAGATAACATCCAGTCGTATGCTGAGCCATTCCAGGCAAAATATCCGACTACAAAAGCCGAAGTAAATTTATTTGAGGAGAATTAAAATGGCAAAACTAGCTAAACTAGCAAAAGTAAACGAATCAATTACCCTAAACCGTTATGACAACGGCTATATGGTAGAAGTAGGTGGACGCGATGATGAAAGCGAATGGAAGACCGCTAAAATTCTTTGCAGTACAGATGAAGAAATGCTTGCTGTAGTCAAAGAGTGGACTACAATGGATTTGGATAATTAAGGAAATAACTATGGCTCAGTGGACTGTCAGTACATATTATAAAAAATCTTGTCAAGAAGTTGAAACGTACAACCAGCGTAATGGCGATGGTAAAATCACTGTTACAAACGGATTTCGTTATGGTGAGTGGACTGTAGAAACTACAGATGATAATCCACCTGAGTTTGAGTTTACAGAAGTACCAGGCGGTGATGGTAAGAAAGATAGTATCGATATGCTTAACTGCGAAGTTAACAATATTGAAAGCGTCGAACTTGTCGAAATGTTTGACGGTGGTTGCTGGTACGATGTAGAAATTGAAGGGCTTGACGAAGAAGCCGAAGAAGAGATTGAAGAATTTCTTGAAGAAAATAGTCCATACGAATTAGAAGAACGTGAAGACGACCCGTGGATGCAAGGTGATACTGAATGGTGGATCTGGGGTCCTATCGAAATTAAAAACGAAGACGGCGATACTGTTCGTATTATCTGTGCAGATGAAGATGGCAATGTTATTGACTTTAAGGAAGAATAATGACAGAGATATACGCAAAACCAATTGTAGATGGCAAGTTTTGGATTGTTGAAGAAGACGGTAATAAAATTGCTACTTTACATAAAAAAGAAAACAACAAATTTGTGCTATCAAGTACTAACGGTGAAGTAATGTTTAATAAGAAACAAGACCTCACAAAACAATTTGGTGATAATTTTTTCTTAACCAGTACTAAGGTTAAAGTTACTCAATCAGAACCAAATGAATGTCACGGATTTCCTACCAGTGTTCGACCCTATAATGCTATGTATGATGTAAGACAAAAATTACCGTTGTTTACCAAAAGCAACGCTAGTAAGAGTTTGTATTGTGCTGGCTACT